AACTTTACCACGTATATGTTAGGTTGGCATTGTCCTATATGTGGTAAAGTTCAAGGTGAAGTCTTTGAATGGAATGATAATTTAAAAGAAAAATATCCAGAGTTAAAGGTGGTAGAAGTGAATGAATAAAAGTTTAGAAGCATTAGAAAGAATTGAAACAGTCTTTCATTGTAATAAACAAGGAAAAAAGAGTTGTTATGCACATTTTATGAGTCCATCTAAAGCAATCGAAGAGTATTATAAAGATTATAACATTATCAAACAAGACCTTGAATGTAAAGAGCAGTTAGAAAAAGAAAATCAAGAGTTGAAAAGTAAACTATCAACAATAGAGTTTTGGAATGAACGTTATATAGAGCATAATGACAAACTTAAAAAGGTGTTAGAGATTTTTAAAAGGGCTTTTGTTGCAGATTTATTTAAAGAAACATTATTGATTATATGGAAAGCAAATTTAGTAGAAATAACTGAAGAAGAACACAATTTATTAAAAGAAATTTTAGGAGATTAATTATGTGGATTACTAAAGATAGATTATATAAATTACTTACAAGTATTAAACAACGTTGTTATAATCCAAATCACAATCATTATAAATTTTATGGTGCTAAAGGAATTAAAGTTTGTGATGAGTGGAAAAATGATTTCTATAAGTTTAAAGAGTGGGCTTTAGAAAATGGGTATGATTATAATGCACCAAAAGGCAAATGCACTATTGATAGGATAGACCATAAAGGTAATTATGAGCCTTCTAATTGTAGATTTGTAACAATTACAGAAAACGTTAAAAGAGCAAATAAAAAACAAGGGAAATTATATACATTTAACAATGAAACACATACTATAAAAGAATGGGCAAAAATATTAAATTTACACCCTGTAACATTATGGGAAAGATTGAGAAAAGACTTACCATACGAAAAAATATTCACCAAAGAAGTTAGTAAAAATAATTTATGGACTAGAAAAAATATTTAATAAAGAGGTGTTAGAGTGATAAGTTTACATTTGTTAGGTTTATGTTTATTAGGTGTTTGTTGTTTTTGTGCAGGTATATTAATTGCTAATATTATATGGTGTTTTAAGGAGTTAAAAAATGATTAATATTAAACGTTATAAATGGATTGTTGTGTATGAAAATAAAATACTATCTTTACTTGGTTTTAGACCAAATGAAAACAATAGAAGCTTTGTTCCTAGATTCTTTGATACACCTGCTAAAGCTAAAAAATATATGCAACGCTACAAGCATATTAAATACGAAAATTATAAAATTGAACCTGTGATTTTTACTTGTTCTAGTCTTATATAATATATATATTCATATATTATATACATTTTTTAATCACTACATTAGTTTACATTAGTTATAGTTATTTTTATAAACTTTACTATAATATATATATTGTAATAAGTTATAGAAAACGAACTAAACCACTGCAACTAATGTAGTTTTTTATTTTGTTTACATTTTTAATTTTTTGTTGTATAATAAAATAAATGGAGGTGTTATCGTGATTGGTAATAAAGGTGGTCGACCATTAAAATTTCAATCTGTCGAACAATTACAAACTTTAATCGATAAGTATTTTGATGAGTGTGATATTAAAAATAAACCTTATACTATTACAGGTTTAGCTAATGCTTTAGATACTGATAGAATTACTTTAATTAGGTATCAAGAAAGAGATGAGTTTAGTAACACAATAAAAAAAGCTAAACGTAAAGTTGAAGAACAATTTGAAGAAAGGTCTTTACAAGGTAAGTACAATCCAACCATTGCAATATTCTTAATGAAGAATAATTTTGGTTATCAAGATAAGGTTGATTTAAGTGTTGAACAAGTTGAAGAGGACCCAATTAGCAAAGCTTTAAAGGAGTCAATGAATAGTAATGGCAATTAGTCCAAAGCAGATGGAATTATTAAAGTTTCCTTATTCTGATTTTGATTGCTTAATAGCTTATGGTGCGATTCGTTCAGGTAAGACTGTTTGGATGACAATATCATACATTTTATGGGCTATGTCAACGTTTAATGGTTGTTCCTTTATAATTGGTAGTAAGACAGTTAAAACAGCCGAGAAAAACATTATAAAGCCGATAGAATCGTTGTCTTATTGGAATGAAAATAAATATAAGTTAGATTATAAAGTTAGTGATAATTTACTTACTATAAATCGTGGTAATGTAACTAATTATTTTTATGTGTATGGCGGTAAAGATGAGCGTAGTTATGAATTGGTACAAGGTTTAACTGCTGCAGGTTGTTTATTAGATGAAGTAATATTAATGCCTAGAAGTTTTGTTGAACAAGCTTTAGCAAGATGTAGTGTTGAAGGTAGTAAATTTTTCTTTAACTGCAATCCATCAAGTCCATCACATTGGTTTTATCAAGAATGGATATTACAACCTGATAGACATAATGCAAAGGTACTACATTTTGAGTTAGATGATAATCCAAGTTTAAGTGACAAAATGAAGGAACGCTATAAATCAATGTATAGTGGTGTATTCTATGACCGATACATACGAGGTTTATTTGTCAATGCTGAAGGTAGTATTTATAGATGCTTTGCTGACAATCCTGAAGAGCATATTATTGATGAAGTACCAAAAAATTTAATGTTTATTGAAGCAGGAATTGACTTTGGTGGTACAACTTCATCAACTGCATTTGTTTTAACAGGTTATACAAGTAAGATGAAAGAAGTAATCATATTAGAAAATAAAAAAATTGATTGGAAACGATACGGTGAAATAAATCCTGATTTATTAAATCAATTATGGATTGAGTGGTGTAAAATGTGCCACGAAAAATATGGTAGGTGGTTTAATGCATATCCGGATAGTGCTGAATCAATATTAATTAGTGGTATGCGAACTGCATCAATTAAAGCTAGATTAGGTTGTAATGTATTATCAGCTAGAAAAGAACCAATTAATGACCGAATAAGATGTGAAACAAAATTATTCAATCAGCACAGGTTAAAGATTATGCGACATTGTAGAGATATACAAGATGCGTTTAAGGATGCGTTATGGCAAGAAAAGAAACCAAGTGATACACCAAGTGATGATAAGCGTTTAGATAATGGAACTTATTGTGTTGACTTACTAGATGCGTTTGAATATACAATAGAAAGACATATGGAGGAATTAGATTATTATGCAATTAAATAATATTGATGGTTATATTAAAGCTGAAATAGGAATTAATAGGTCATTAGCGGATGATAGTCCAATGACAAATACTTGGTATGAGTGGTATAAAGGATTTGTTGAAAAATTTCATAGATACCAAGTATATAATGATGGTCAATATTTAGATATGGAAAAATTAAGTCTAGGAATGGCTAAAAAAGTATGCGAGGATTGGGCTGACTTATTAATTAATAAAGAAACTGATATTATTATTGATGACAAAGAAAAATTAGATAAGATTTTAAAACGTGAGAGATTTTGGACAAAAGCAAATCAAGGTGTAGAAAAATCATACGCATTAGGTAATGGTGCATTTGTGGTAAGATTAAAAGATGCTGCAATAGATGAGCAAGGTATAGTTTATAAAGCTGATGCTACACAATTAAAGATTGACTTTATAAATGCAACTAAAATTAGACCTATAACTTATGCAGATGGTGATATAATTGAATGTGCTTTTGTTAATGAAGGCACAAATGAGGCAACTTTATCAATCCACTTATTAGAAGAAGGACAATATGTGATAATTGAATTAAAGTTAAGAAAAAAAGCTAATGGTTATCAATTAGAAGATAGAGCTGTAATTTATACAGGTAGTGATGTTAAATGGTTTGCTTGGTTAAAACCAAATAAAGTAAATAATTTAGATATTAATAGTCCACTTGGTGTAAGTATATTTAATGATGCAATAGATAATTTAAAAATCATTGACAATATATTTGATGGGTTTAATAATGAGTATCAATTAGGTAAAAAACGTGTAATGGTAGCTGCTGATGCTGTTAAGATTGATATTAGTGAGGGTGAGCCAAGAAAAGTATTTGACTTAAATGATGTATTATATTATCAAATACCAACAGGCAATGATGGGAAACCAATTATTCAAGATATATCAAGTGAGTTAAGAACACAAGCATATATTGATGGTTTAAATAATCAATTATCAATATTTGGTAGTAAATGTGGATTAGGTGAATCATTTTATAAGTTTGATGCAATAAGTTCAAGACCTGTACAAACTGCAACAGCTTCAAAATTACAAGCACAAAACTTATATAGAAGTATCGAAAAAATGGAAGTTGTGGTTGAACAATGCTTGGTTGACTTAACAAAGGCAATTATTTATGTCAATAATGCTTGGACAAATGAAGAAAAGATTACTGAGTCTGATATTAACATTAAATTTGATGATGCAATTTCAACTGATAAAGAATCAGAACGTGAACGTGATACAAATGCAGTTAAAGATGGTTTAATGAGTAAGAAAGAATTTGTTATGAAGTGGTATTTAAAGAATGAAAAAGAATCAATTAAATATTTACAAGAAAATTTATTATTATTAAATGACTACTTAATGCCATTACAAAGTGGAGCAATGCCACCTGAAGAATTTGTTAATCGTGTATATGGTTATAATGAAAATAGTGATGAATATGTTAGAGCTGTAATATGGGCAACTGAACAAATTGGAGCAAGTCAAGAAATGCCTGATAATATGGTTGATGTAGGTGCTTAATTATGTCAAATAGTCCAAAAGACAAAATTGATAGTATTAGTGATGTAATTGCATTACTACAATACGAGTTATATAGCACAATTAGATTATATTTAAATGGTCAATTATTAAGTTATCAAAATGCTAAAGATAGTAAAACTTGGCAAAAACATCAAATGGCAAATGTTGGTCGAGTTAGAAAGAAAATAACTAAAATGGCATATCAACAACAAGCTAAGATTAATAAAGTTTTAAAACGAGCTGAAGAATTGTTAGGATTTGCACCTAAAATTAAACCTGTTACTAACATTATTAAACCAATGACAAATCAATATAAAAAAGATATTAATTTTATAAGTAGAGCAAATATTGATGATTTAAAAGATGCAATATATAAATATACACAAACAGGAGTTAAACCACCAAGTGTAATATATCAAGATGGTAAAAATATGAATTGGCATAGTTATATGGAAATGAATGTTAGAACTACATTAAATAATGATTTAGCTGATAAAAAGATTGAATCAAGTAAAGGTATGGATGATATTTTTTATGTGTTCGACCATTTTAGTGATTGTGCAGAAGACCACGTTGATTATCAAGATAAGATTTATTATGGTGAGAATATAACTTATAGTGAAGAAGCTGATAAATACATTAAAGACAATAATTTATTAAGTTATGAAAGTGTGGTTAATGGTGAACCTTATATGGAACGTAGACCAAACTGCCGACACGAAGCAAAACGCATAACATTTAATGAGTTAATTGGTGGATACAAACAAAATGTGGTCAATCGTGGTCGAGATTATGAAGCAACACAAAAACAACGCTATAATGAACGACAAATTAGAAAGTATAAAGAACGATTAGCTAATGATAAATTACAAGGTAAAGACACTTCACATAATCAAGCATTAGTTAGCAAATGGCAAAAAACTCAACGTGAATTAGTTGATAAAGAGAATTTAAAACGTGATTATAGAAGAGAACAAGTAGCATTTTTAGTGCAAGATTTAGGTGTTAGATATCAAAATATAATTTAGATGTTTACAAATCAAAAAAATTATTATATAATAAAATAAACAAGTTGGTGGTCTCACATTTAAAAAGACCAAATCCAAAGTGGAAGAGAACCACATTTAAAATAATAATAGGAGGATAAGTAATGAATTTAAAAGATTTATTAGGTGATGCATATCGTGAAGATATGACATTAGCCGAAGTAGATGAAGCTTTAAAAGGCAAAAAATTAGCAGATTTATCTACTGGAGATTATGTTGCTAAAAAGAAATATGATGATTTAGCAGCTAAAGTAAGTGAAAAGGATGCAAAGATTAGTGAGCTCGAATCAAGACAACCTGAAACTATTACACCTGAAAACTATGAAAATGATATGAAGGAATTAGAAACTTTAAGAAATGAGAAAAAGACTAATGACTTTAAAAACAAAATTAAAGGTTTAGGTGTAAATGATAAATTTGTTGATTATGTATCAAAAAGCTTGGCAAATGATGATAACTTTGATGCAAATTTTGAAGAATTTAAAAAGGGTAATGACTTTATATTTGAAAAGAATTTAAAACCTTACTCACAACAAGATTTAAATCAAAATAATGGTGATAAAGTATTATCATTTGGTGAAGCAATACAACAACATTATGAACAACAAAAACAATAATAATATAGGAGGAAATTAAATTATGGCTATTACATTAGCACAAGCAAAGGTTGGTATGTCTAATAAGATTGACCAATCAGTTATTGAATTATTTGAAAGAAAATCAGCAATTTTAGGTAAAATGGTATTTGATGATACTATTTCTCCACAAGGTGGTTCAACATTAGCATATACATATCAAGCAGAAGTTGTTCCATCATTAGCTGCAGGTAGAGCAATCAATAGTGATTATACACCAGGAGAAGCAATTAGAGAACCAAGAACTACTAATTTAAAAGTATTTGGTGGTGCTTATGAAATTGATAGAGTTATCGCAAACACATCAGCAAAACAATTAGATGAAGTACAATATCAATCAGAAAAGAAAGTTGAAGCAACTATTAATTTATTCCATCAAATGTTAATCAATGGTGATTCAACTGATGCATTAGAATTTGATGGTTTATCAAAATTATTAACTGATACTGACAATGAAATTACTACAGGTATTGATTTATCAACTATGGATGAAGAAAAAGCAAATCAATTAATTAATATGTTAGATTTAGCTATTTCTAAAATGAATCGTAAACCTGATATGTTAATCACTTCAAGCAAAGGTAAATTAAAATTGCAAGAAGCAGCTAGAAGAGTTGGTTATTTAACTTCAAGTGAAGATGCATTTGGTAGAAAAGTTAATTTCTATGATGGTATCCAAATTGAAGATGCAGGACAATATTGGGATGGTTCTAAATTATCTAACATTGTTGGTAATGATACAACAACTGAAATTTATTTCGTAAACTTCGGTGCAAGAGAATTAGTTGGTTTATCACCTGAAGGAAACAAATTAGTTGAAGTACATTTACCTGACTTTACTACAGCAGGAGCAGTTAAACGTGGTGATGTTGAAGCAGTATGGGGTTTAGCATTAAAGAACACTAAAGCAGCAGCAGTAGTAAGAAATATTACAGTATAATCGATTTAATATAACCACATAATTTTTCAAGGGGGCTAACTACATAAAGTGGTTAGTCCTTAATTTTTTATAGGAGGATAAGATTATGAATTTAAACACTAAAGATGACTATTTATTAATGTTTGGTAAGGATTTAAATATTGAGTTGCAAAATATACCTTGTGATTTAGAAGCAACACAGAAAGCTGAGATGGTTATTAGTAATGTTGAAGATTTTTGTATGACATATTTAATTACTAATTATGATTGGTATGGTAATTTTTATAATGAATATCAAAAGAATCAATTTAAAAAAGGTTGCTTAATTCAATTAGAATATGTATTACATAATAGTGATTTATTTAATGATTCAGGTGTAGATGTAGATAATGGTGTAATTATTAGTGAAGAAGTCTTAAGAAAAGTTGAAATGAGTAAACGAGCTCATAGAGAATTTTATTTAGGTGGTATGGCTAATATTGGTAGAAGTGGAGCAAGATAAGTATGGCAAGTAGAAGAGATAAGAACGATTGCTATTTATTATTTAAAAAAGATATTAGTGAATCAAGTATATTAAAACACGAAGTAAAAGGAACTAGATTTTACGCTAAAGATTATATTGATTTTGCAACTGAAGGAGTTAATCATATTGGTATGCAACGTGTAGATGCTGATACTTTAACAATTAAGACAAGTGATTATATAGATGTTACTGCTGATGATTATGTTATGAGTTATAACGGTAATGATTTATGGATTGTTACTAAAGTAATTATAGCTGATAGTAATACAAATAAAAGATTTAGTTCACGTCCAAGAAAAGAAACATTTATTTGGTTAAGGAAGTGATAATATGATTGATAAAGCAGAAGAAGCTGCTAATTTATTTTTAATAGAAGTATTAGCTCAAATTGGTACATTTAGTGATACATATAATACTTATAATTCGACTCGAGCATTAGGTGTAAGAAAAAGTCCTACAGGTTGGGTAGTTAGTATTGATGCACCAAGTGGAAATGATAACTATGCAAGTTATGTAAATGGTAGAAGTGGTGTATGTAGTAAACACGCTATATCGCATTATCATTATGTAGAAGATACATTAGATAGAACATTAAGAATAATTAATGGAGGTGGCAAAGTAAATGGCATTTAATTATAAAGATTATTTACAAAGCAAATTAGAACAATTAACTGACTTATCGGTTAAGGTTGTAGATGAGTTAGATTTTAGTTTAGATAGTGATTTAAAAGTTATTATAAAATATTTAACAGGTACATTATATAAAGGCACTAAAATTCAACCTGTTCAGTTATATGTATTAAGTAGCAATGTTATGGAAGCTAAACTATTAATGGAAACATTTGCTGAAACATATTCACAATCAAGAGAAAGATTAGATTTTAAATATTTCAAGCAAACTTATACAACACCGGTAGTATTAGATAACTTTACGCAAATTAAAAATAAGCAAATAAGTGCCTTATATATTAGTGGGATGTTGACTATATTAGAAGGTGTAGTTGATATTAATAAAGTTAGCATTGGTGATGAAGATTTAACATTAATTGAAGCACAAGAACATTATGTGGTACAAGCAACAACAAAAAAAGTAGCACAAGAAGAATTATCATATAATAAAAAACAAACTGCATCATATAGTTTACAAATAACAATTAAAAATGATAATAGTGTATTTTGTAATACTTTAAAGCAAATTAGACACGGATTAATTAGTGGTAATACACAATTTAAAGTTAAGATATATTATGATGATGAAGTGAATCCTATTGAGCATAATATGATAGTATTAGACCATAGTTTAACTACATCTGAAGCAAATATACCTATTGTTAGTGTTGTTTTAGGAGTTGATGAATAATGGCAAGAATTGATGTTAATTTTAATTCAAGTAGTGATTCAACAGCTCAAGCAACAAATGAAATTAATCAAAATGGGCAACAAACACAACCAACACAATCAACATCATCATATTTAATTGGTCAAGCTGTAGTTGCAGTTGGTAAAAGAGCATTACAATTTGGGGCAAATCAAGTTGGTAATATTACGGGTAATTATTTAATGCAAAATCAAATTAATAATGCAGTTCAGGCTTTAGGATGGGCAAGTCAATTAGCAGTTGGTTTTGCTACAGGTGGTGTAGTTGGTGGTGTAGTATCGGCTATTGCTATTGCAGGTGAAATTGGTATTAATGCTACAAATTATACTATTGAATTAAATAAAAGAAATAGAGAAGCCGAATATTTAAGAATAATTAGAGGAGGCATATTGAATGATAACAGTCGTTAAATTAAATGATACATTATTAGAACATAAGGATGGATTAATTTATGAAGATAATTTAAATGAAACATTAGATAGTGGCATTGTGGTATGTGAATCAATAGATAGATTAGATATAACACCACTTGATAAATTAGACATTAAATTTCCAAATGTTAATTATGAAAGGGCAATGATAATTAGTTCATTTAATGAAGAAGTGGCTAGTTATAATCCACCTAAATATAATTATGCTATTCAATATGTATCACCTGTGTTATTAACCGAAAGAATAACTTTACCAAACTTAACTATTAAACGTGTTTATAAAACTAGTAATGATGAAGATTGGTTGGTTAAAGAAAATGGCTATTATAGTAGAAGTGTTGCTTATTATATCTATCAATATATGAATGAATATTTTGATTTAGGTGAATGGATGTTAAGTGCTGAATTAGAATTATTAGCTATGGATAAAATATGTCCTGAAATGTCATTTGATAGACCTAATTTAAAAGAAGTAATGAATGCATTATTACAAACATTAGATTTAATATTCTATATTGATATGATTAAATCAGGTGATAAATATGTGTATATTATTAAAGGTTTAAATCCAAATATTGAAGGTAATGCTATTGATACAAGCAAATTAGATAGGGATATCATCAAACAATCTGCTAATTATTATGCAAGTAATTTAGATATAGAATTAACTAACTCAATATCAAATAAACTAACTAAATCAATTCAATATTTAACACCAAGAACTGATGATGCAATATTAACTACTGATAATGCCACATTATATACACAAAGTCCAATTTATGCGATTGATAAAGTTGAATTACACGCAGGAGCATTTGATTTTGTAGGCTCAACTGCCACTGATAAAATAAAATTAGATTGGGTTGATATAACTGATTATGTAGTGGAAAAATCAGTTTATGAAGGTTTAAAAGTAAAAGGTGATGATAGTGGTGTATATAAAAACAATGCTATTTATTATACTCAAGGTGATAATAAAATTGAAGGTTTAGGTAAAAGTGAGAAATTATTAGGTTTATTTGATAGTGGTGCAGCTTTAACTAATATTTTAATTAGAATTATATTTGCCGAATATGGAGTTCCACCATCATCATCAAATACTGATGAAATTAGTAAGGTTATAAAAGATAATCTATTAAAATTAATGTTTAGAATAACATACCAAACTCAACAAGATGTAAAAATGCAAACCGAAAAAGCGATTAAAACTAAACATAAATCTAGTTTATTTGATTCACAAGATAGTAAATTTGTTAATGTTGAATTATTTGGCAGAAACTCATTTAACACAATTAATAAGTTAGGTAATCCAGAACGCACAATTAATGCAGTATATACTAACTATAATGATATACCACAATTAGGAGATTATATAGATGATTATATATTAACAAATAGAACAATATCTATATATGATGATTATGTAGTTTTTGAAGGTAATTTAACTAAAGATTTTGCTTATAAATACCAATTTAATGCTATTGATTCAAAGAAGCGTTTTTATAATATTAGTGATGAAGCATTAGTTAGACACGAATTAATTAAAAAATATTGTGTATTTGATTTTGAAGATGATGTTGAAGCTAATAAAGATTTAGCATTTAATGTATTAGCATTTGGTAATATGGTTGGTGAGTATGCAACATTACAATTTGATTTAGGTAATGGCATTAAAACTGAAAAGATTATGAGTGAGGTTAGTACATATCAAGAAGGCAATTCAGTTGGTATTACATTTGGTTTTGATAATAATATTATTGTAGGTAATAGTAGAGGCACAAGTGATACCGGTGGTTATTATCAAGAACCCGTTAAATATGTAAATGAACTAGGTGAAAATTATGGTGTTGATATAGTAGTATATAGAAATATGGTTAATAATACATTTGCTGATAAAGATGCATATTTAACTTACTCAAACACTATAGCATCATACTTTCCAATAGCTAAAGAAGGCTTTGATATATTTAGTAATAAATTATATGAAGCAAATTCAACCAAACATAAAGACCAATCTGAAATTCAAAAGTGGACATTACAATATACATTTGTTAGTAATGATGAAAGAATTATATTAGGTGATGCTTGGTACGAACAAAATGCATTTTTAGAATCATCTAAAGATAAAACACTTAAAATAATTAAATATAACAAAAAATTCAATATTAGAAATATTAATGAGTTAGATAATTCATATATTGAAAGTTTTGATATAACAAATGATAGTTTTGAATACGGCGAAAATTATTATGTGTTTAAAAATTTAAGTGGTAATGTTGGTTTAGTATATGATAATCAATTAATGTTAGGTATTAATGATTATATAGCAGGAACACCAATATATTTAAATATAAGAAACAATAGATAATTTACATTTTTAAAAAAATGTTGTATAATATAATAAATGGAGAAAGGAGTTTTTAAAAATGAAATATGTATTTGACAAAAATGGCATAATTGATTCTGAAAATACTGAAAGATTAGTTCAGTATAGTGTTAGTGCTAATGAGTTGCAAGTAGCATTTACTGATTTAAATATTAAAGAATATGTGCCTTATGTCGCATTTGAAAGAGCAGATGGTAAAGTATCACCATTAATTGGAATGGCATTTACTGAATTTGAATTAAATGACATTAAATATGCAGGTGCTAGTTATTCATTCAGTGATAGTTGGGTTACTGCTGTTTCAGGTGTTTTAAAAGTAGCAATCATTCTTAAAAAGAATAATGTTAATGCTAGAACATCAACTTTTAATTTAAATATTGCTGAAAGTGTAAGTGAAGATAGGATTAATTATATTGATGATGTGGCATATAACGAATTAAATGCTAGACTTTTTGAATTAGAAAAAAACTTTGAAAATGGGTTTGTTGAAAGTGCGGAAAAAGATTCATTAGGAAATGTAATTAACGAACATTATGCAACAAAAGAAGAATTAACCCAAAATGAAGCAAATAGCACTAATTATACTAACACAAAAGTTAATGAATTAAATGCGAATCTTATTGAAAATTATGCAACTAAAGAAGCTTTGCAATATTTAAACAATCAAAAAGCTAGTTATGATTATGTGAATAATAAAATTCCAACAAAAACAAGTCAATTAACTAATGATAGTGATTATGTTAATACTACTGTAAATAATTTAGTTAATTATTATTTAAAAGCTGAAACTTATACAAGGCAAGAAGTATTAGATTTAGTTAATTCAATTCCTAAATTTGCAATACAAGTAGTTGACACATTACCAAGTTCTAACATTTCAAAAAGCACTATTTATTTATTAAATATTCAAAGTGATGATTTAACAAATATACACGAAGAATATATTTATACTAATGAGAATAGATGGGAATTAATTGGTACTACAAAAATTGATTTAAGTGATTATGCAAAAATAAGCCAATTACCAACTAAATTAAGTGAATTAATTAATGATACTAATTATTTGACTAACATTATTAAAGATACAAATCCTACAAGTGCTATTAATGGACAATGGGTATTTAATGGCAATAGTGTTATTGCTAAAGAATTTAGTACAAGTGTTGAAGCTATTGATAGTAAAGGTAATACATTTACTACAATCGCAACAATGATTGACTATGATAGTTCATATAAGATTAATGGTATTAGTTCAGATGGTGTAATTCAAACAATTTATAGTGTTTATTATAAGAATGGTTTAGCATATATTGATGGTGAGTTAGATAAAGATTATTATATTGAATTTGCATCAGCAAGTGATGATATAGGATTAGTAGAAATATTAAATAGTTGTTGTTATAAATATAAACCAACTATTCCAACTAAAACAAGTGAATTAGTTAATGATAGTGGATTTATTAAAGCGGAAGATGTTGTTGTTAGTAGTGCTAAAATTAATGCAACTGACTTTAAAAATACACTTATTACAGGTAAATGGGCTTTTTATAAAAAATATGACACAATAGATACAACATCACAACCAAATGGTGAATATGAAGTTAATTTCACTGATAGTGATGGTAAAATATTTAATAAGATTATTTTTAAACACTATTTTAATACAGATGATACTTATGCATATAGTTCTATTGAGGGTACATATCCTACACCATCACTTGAAACGGGTTCAGGTGCTTTAATATATAATGGTAGTAAAAATACAGGTATGGCATTTAAAAATGGTGAACTTCGTAGTGATTATTATTTAACATTTGAATTTACTACTTTATCAAGTCAAATTGTTAATCAAATTAGACCTGTTATGATTAAGGTTGTAGAAACTGATACTAAAGATGTAGTATTACCAACTAAAGAATATGCTGATGAGTTAAATAAAGAAACTAAAGCATATGTAGATAAACGTGTTGCTGATTTAGTAAATTCAGCACCTGAAACACTAGATACTTTAGGTGAATTAGCACAAGCATTAGGAGAAAATGATAATGTTGTTGAAGCACTTAATAAAGCAATAACAAATAAGGTTGATAAAGTAAGTGGTAAAGGTTTATCAACAAATGATTATACTAATGCTGAAAAAACAAAATTAGCTGGTTTACAAAATTATGATGATACTGAATTAAGAAAAAAAATTGATAGCATTGAACCTGACGCAATAATTGATGTTAGTTCGGTTGATGAATTGGGGTCAACACCTGTTGCAATATCAGGTCGAATTGGTAAAGTTTATTTAAACACAAAATTATCACACGATGAAGTAGTTGAAATATGTAAAGGGTTAAATTATTTAGAATATGATGATGTTACTCTTTGTCCTATCTTTAGTGATTCAACACTATCAAATTCTTTATTTGTAAACAAAATTTTTGATAGTGATTTTGAAATATACGAGTATCTAATTGTTTATAAAAATGGAGATAATGATGATTTAATTTGTTTTGGTGGATTAGATTATAAATATGATGATATTCCTGATGATTTAAAATCACAAGTTGGTTGGCAAAGTGGTTTCAATGGTGTAATTGAAATAAATAACGAAAGTGCAGTTTCAACTCTAGCACCTATGTTTAATTTCACGCCTGTTAATGATAAAGTTACAAATTTATTCTCATCTACTCCATTTGCAAACGAAAAAGTATTGTATAGAGTTGGTGGTGGATTTAGTGGTACGATAGTACCAAATACAGGCTATGTAGAAAAAGTATATTTTAATGATAAATTAAGTGCTGAAGAAGTTTATAATATACTTTCTCAATTAACATATGTAGAAATACCAATTTCTGATGCACTAGTTTATCCTATATTATTTGCCAATGATGGTAATCCTGTTGTTTTTATAACAAAATCTATTGGCGATGTGTCTGGATTTACATATTATAATATATTTTCAGCTACCGATATTACAAATTCAGAAACTGCAATAAACGTATTAAGAATAGATTATCCTAACGATATTCTAATAGTTGAATTTAATTATACCGAATACACTATTAACAAAGAAGTGATAAACGATTATAGTGGTTTATCTGTTGGTACTCAAAATAATTTAATTAGTTCTTTAGTTAGTTCTACTCCATTTACTGAAACAACTCCAAAATTATATCATATTAAAAATAATGTTAAATATGAAATTGCATCAAAAACAAATGCTATTATTGATGTTAAAGAATTGCCTGTTGAAAATATTGATAATCAAGTGTTGTATAGAATTGAACCAAAAAATAATTGGCAAGGTACAACAGTTCCTAATGGCGAATATGTGGGTAATGTTTATTTAAATATTAATCTAAGTGTTGATGAAGTAATGGCTTTCTTAACTCAATTAGATTATAGTCTTTTTGGAAATACAAATGCTTTCATAAGAAATTCAAATAATACTAAAATGTTATGTGCTTATATTAGTTCTACTAATAATGTATATACTATAAGAAATTATTATACAAACGAATTTTATTTTGTAGATAAAGTTGGTTTATCAACTGTAGATTTTGTAGGTTGGAATCCTGAATTTAATGGAATTATAGAATTTAATGATAATGCAGCAGAACTAACCACTCAAAATGAATTAATTAAAAATTTAGTATCCATTACACCATTCGTTAAAGAATCACTTAAATTATATCATTTTAAAAATGGTGATAAATATGAATTGGTTAGTAAAGATGATTTAGATAAAACCATTGGTGATATAGAAGCTATATTAGACCAATTAAATGGTGAGGTGGTATAGTATGGCAATAGCTGATAAATTACAAAAATTAATTGATGGCAAACAATATGTTATTGATAAAACTAACACTAAAGCTGGGTCAGATTTAAAAATAAATTCGACTTGGCAAAGTATTGGTGATGCGATTGAAGGAATTGAAACAGGAACACCTAACCAAGTATTTGCAGTAGATGAAGAAGGTAATCAATACGAAGTTTATGGTGTTGATAAAGATGGAAACAAATATTTAGTTACATATGTGGAGGTAGAATAAAATGGCAGTAGATGTAAAATTAACAGATAGAAATGGAAATGAATTATTAATAAATTCCTCAACAAATACCATTTATGAAACAGTATATCTTGGTTTTGATGATACTGATATTGATAATGAAACAAATTTTAATAAAATTAAACAAGACTATATTGACATTAATAAATTAATGTGGGGGAATTGTTCTGATTACGATAATGCAAATGGTACAGTATTGATTGATTTAACGAATTTAATAAAAACAAGTTGTAAACTTAGATTTATTTTTTCCAATTTTAAGACAGAATTTATAAATACGATTAGAATAGAACATTCTATAGCAGAAAATGACATAGCTGCTGAACCACTTTATACAAATAGAGATTCTCTTAATATATATGGTTTGACTGGAAATTACATTGAATTAAAAACAAATCAAGTAGCTGATGAGTTTTACGCAGTAGAAATTGTTATAGAATATTTTAAAGATGTGTTTTTAAAATACGAAGTAATAGGACACTTATATGGTGACGTATAAAATAACTTATAAATTTAAAAAGGAGTGATTTAAAAATGACAAAAAATGTAATTTTAAATGATATTGATGGTAATGAGTTAAGAATAAAGTTGTATAGACATAATGTAAAGTGTTTTTATAATGACAGAAATAGTGAATTACATATTAATATTTACACAACAACAAATGAAAAAATTACAAGTTTTAATCAATTATGTGAAAAACTCAATGATAGTGGGTATAATGTAGTTAATATATATGATGGTGATTTAGACGCTTTATATATTGGAGTATTAAGAAAAGAAAATGAATCATTGTATTTTCAAGGTGTAGAAATTTATTTAAGTGAAAATTCAAATCGATATGACATTACTTTTACAAGTTTTGAGTCAATTATTGATAATGTTATACCATTATAAGGAGTAAAAAATTATGACAGATTTAGAAAAAGAAATTGTAAAATTACAAAATTGTGTTATAATATATAAAAATGGTAAACCTAAAGCTGTTAAAGTTTTAGATTTGCCAATCGTGTATGAATGTCAAGAAATGCAAATTGGTCAAGTTTTAAAGTTGTTAGAAACTAAAATGGAAATGCAAAATAACACTATTGAAATTCAATCTAAACAAATTAAAGCATTACACGAAATTAACACAAAAATAATCGAATTAATTAAGAAAAATAATTTAGTTGCAAATGTTAATAATATCAATATAATGGAATCAATTAAAGAATTAGGAGGTAATATTTAATGGAAGCGTTTATGGAATGGTTACAAGGTGTAGATTATCAAGCTTTATTTGCTACAATTATTGCATATCTAACTGCTAATTTAGGTGGTTTCGCAGCATTAATTATTGGATTATTAAAGCAAAAAACAAAGAACTTTAATTATCAACAATTATTAGATAAGGCTAAAATTGAGTTATCAAATGAAAATAACAAACGAATTGAAGATTTACAAGTTATGTTATATGATAAATTAAATGAAGTTCAATCTAATATCATTACATCTAACAAGGAGCAATCACAAAAACGAATTGAAGTAATGAATCAAATTGTCCAAGAAGCTAATAGTGTTGTTGAAGAAGTCAACGAATTAAATTCTAATAGCATCTTTGAGGAGTTGAATTAATAATGTTCTTTAAAGATTTATCAATAATGGAAAAGAAAAAGTTAAGAATGCTGAATGCTACATTTGGCATTCTATACTTTATCGCATCAGTTGTAGTGCCAATTATTATAGTTGGTGTTAATTATAATTTATTTCAAAATGTAGAAGCTACAACTAAATTGACAGCAGTCGGTGTTATTTGTGTAATAATTTTAGGCTTTTATGTGTATAATAAATTAAAACACGCTATAGAAGATTTACCACAATTAACACATAAACAACAATGCTTTAAATTCACTATTCAAATGTTTATAGAAATGATTCCGTTTGTGATTATTGGTGTATTATTATTCTTTGCTAAAAATGAAACAGAGGTTGCTTTTAACACGTTTGGTGCGTGTATGATTGCAATAAGTATATCTAAATTAATTGATGGATTATTTTGTAAATATATCAAAGCTGAATATGATTTAAGAAATAAATCATTAGAATTAGTTGAGATTGAAAAGAGAAAAGAGTTGGTTTAGTTGGTTGAAAAATTAATTTACAATAAGACAAATGTCATTAAGAATGCTTTATCAACTATATTATTAATATTAATATTTGCGATTGAAGGATGTTTTAATTTCTTAACATTTGAATTTAATTATAAATTATTATTAAATGTTGGTTTTTGGGTACAAATTGGGATTAAAATATTATTATTAAATTTGGTTAAAATTTGGGTAATGTCAATATTCTTAAATGTTGCAAGAATTAAAAATGTTGATTTAAATTATAATAAACGTGTTAATGAGAAATTGATGCAAAGTAAAGATAATGAATTTCCAAGTTGGGTTGAAAATGTTGAAAATAGAGAAATTAGAGTTGAATTTTTTAAAAGTAAAATTAATAAAAAATTAGCTAAATTAGAAAGTAAAGCTAAACCTAAAGATAGAATGCTATATTATAGTGATAAAGAACATTTAAAAAGCACTAATAGATATTGTAGAAAGAAAAAAGAATTAGAATATTTTTTAACTAATGAATATATTAATAAAAATATAGATTATTTAATGGTCAAAAATTGTCCAAAAATTGATGCAGCAGTTTTTGATTGTCCAATCACAAATGAAAATATTGCTATTAAATATCAATTATCAGCCAAAACCAAACAAGCTATATTCACATCATTATTAGTTGCATCTTGTATGTTCTTTATAATTCAAACAATATGGAACTCAATCGAATTATTTAGAAATGATGAACCTGTGCTATCGGTTATGGCAACTTTAATAATGGATGCAGTATTTTTATTATGGCAAGCTTTAACAGGTATTAATACAGCATTTAATATTATTGAATCTCAAGAAGTATTACCTTATGTTAATAGAAATAGAATTTTAGAAAAATATTTATATTATAAAAATCCTGATAAAATTGAGGCAACTAAAAAATACTTAATTGAGATGAAGAAAGAGTGTAAGAATGAAAACGAAAATTAAAGATTTCATTAAATCACCTTATGGTTTAATTATATTAATAAGTTGGATTGCATTAATTATATGCTTAATAGTTAAATTATTTGGTGGTAATTGGTTTGAATTATGGTTAGAAAATGATAACTTTATTAAGTTTTGTGAGTTTGTAGATAATACACAATGGTTGAAGATGGTGTTAGGAGCAATATTATATTTAGTAAGTGGTTACTTTTCATTATGTATTATTTTAAAATGTAAATTTTTAAGTAAGAAACATTTATTAGTGTTTTATCCTATAATGATTTTAAAAACTATTTGTGGTTGGTATTATCCAACAATAGCATTTATATTAGATGTATTTATTTTATTAGTTCTTACAACGATATTTAATAAGAAACCATTAAGAAATATTATTTGTTTTGTGATAATATTTTTATTTCAATTTATAACAATAGGAGTTAGAAATTTGTCATTTTGGTTAGGTGGGTTTAATTTTGGCAATTCATTTATAGAACAATTTTTAATTCAAATAGACTATTATTTAATGATTGGATTATTTTATTTATATACTATAAAAAAAGTAAAGGAGGTTAATTAATATGGGTTGGTTATTATTCGAATCATTTGGAACTGCTGAAACAGCTTTAATCGAAGAAATTGCAAAAGAATTAAAAGCACCTGTTGAAGTAGTTGCTAAACATTACAAAGAAATGAAAGAAGCTATTCAAAATGAAATTAAGGAATAAATTAATATTAAAAGGATTATTTCATAGTTTACTTCAATTAATAGCAATATTATCGTTTGCTATGTTCAATGAATGCATTTTAGAAATGCTAATTATTTACATTTGCTTCTTTATATTTAGGTCAACTTTTGAAAAACAATATCACGCACCGACAACTTGGTTATGCACATTATATACATTTATAGTGTTTTTCATAGTAAGTTTAATTACACCTGATATTAAAGTAAGCATCATATTAATTATTTGCTTTACTTATTTTATTAACAAGATGTCTTTTTATGTAAGGGATTATTTAGATTTAAAAGATAAGTTTAAAGCAAGTAAAGTAAAAATCACAAAAGGAATGGACAAAAACAAATTATTAGAAATATGTAAACTCAATAATTTAACCGAATTGGAAACGAGTATATTAGTCTATTTTTATTGTGATAGGTTATCTTTGACAATTATATCATACAAATTAAATTACTCGTATGATTACATAGCTACATTAAAAAGCAAAATTATGAAAAAGCTCAAATAAAAATGGGCTTTTTTTTATTTATAACAAAAAATAACAACTTTTTTATATTAATATTAAGGTAAAGAAAGGCAAGTGATGACAAATGGATAAAGATTTTATTATATTAATGTTAATGGCTAGATATTCATTTAGCTATAATGATTCTAAAATTTTAGTTAATGATATAGCAAAGAAAGATAAATTAGGTGAGTTTTATGAATTTTTGGCAAAATTTCCAAGCTATGAAGAGGTGATACATTATGAATAATTATAATAGTCCATACATTCAATATCCTTATACTAATACAGTTTATCAACCACAATACCAACAACCACAACAAACAACATACCTGCCTTTAACATTTGTAAATGGTATAGAAGGTGCTAAAGCGTTTATTGTGGGTGCTAATCAAACTGTATATTTAAAAGATAGTGATTCAAATATTTTATATGAAAAACGAGCAGACCAACAAGGTAGATACACTTTAACTGCTTACGAGTTAAATAAAATTGATATGAATAATCCGACACCTGTTAAATACGCTCAAATTTGCGATTTAAACGCACTTAATGAAAGGGTGGATATTTTATCGACTAAATTAGAAAAATTAATTAAAACGCAAAATAAAGGGGAATCTGTAAATGAATAGTAATATTATAAATAATATTATGCAAGTTGTAATGAGTAATCAAAATCCAAATCAAATTATTACTCAAGCATTACAACAAAATCCACAAGCACAAATTTTATTTAACCAAATGAAACAAAGTGGTATGAGTGTTAAAGATTTTACTTTACAATATGCGAGACAAAACAATATTAATATAAATGCTATTATAAATGGTTTATTTCAAAAAGGTATTAAATTTTAGCAAATGTCGACTATGCTAATATTTTAATATAAATATTTTAATCGAAAGGAGAAAATTATATGGCTTATTTTGAAGGAGAAATCCCTACAGTTGTTAGTGGCAATGGCTATGGTAACAATGGTGGTATGTGGGGTCAAGATGGTATTTGGGCTATCTTGTTATTAGCATTATTAGGTAATCGTGGCTTTGGTTTTGGTGGAGGCTACGGTGGTGGAGGTAGTGAATTTGTTGGATACGAATTAGGTAAAACTGCAACTCAAGCAGATATCGCTTCAGGATTCAATAATTCAGCTGTTCTTTCGTCATTAAATGACTTAAAGCTAGGTCAAGCTAATGGTTTCGCAAACGTTCAACAAACTTTATGTCAAGGCTTTAGTGGTGTAAATCAAACTGTTTTAAATGGCTTTGCAGGTGTTGATAATGCAATTTGTACATTAGGCTATCAAAATCAACAAGGTTTTAATGCTTTAAGTGGTCAATTAGCTAATTGTTGCTGCGATATTAAAGGTGCAATCGCAGATGTTAAATATGCTAATGAAAGACAAACTTGTGATTTAATTACTAACCAAAACGCTAACACTCAACGCATTTTAGATTATATGAATGCTGAAAAGATTAACACATTAACTGCTGAAAATGTAGCGTTAAAAGGTAAATTATCTAATGAGGCACAATCACGTTATATTACTGATACTATTTTAGATAAATTATCACCTTGTCCAAGACCTGCATACATCACTTGTAATCCAAACACAGGCTTAACTTATCCAGCAGGATATACTCAAGCAAACTTTGGTAATGGATGCAGTGGTTGTGGTTTCTAATTAACTAATTAATTATTTTTCCCGTAAATTCGGTTGATTCAATTTATATAAGGTATGGTTGAGTCAGCTATACCTTATTTTTATTTTATGAAAGGAGATATATAAAATATGGCTTGTCAAAATGTATGTAAATTATGCAAAAATTTAATTATTTCAACAGCAGTAGCATTTGACCCAACTACTAACTCACTTGATATTACTATTCCTGATAATGGCTATAGAAATTGTGAAAAAGTATGTATTGTAGTTGCTCAAACAATTCCTGAATCTACTACTATTAATGCTTTAGTTAATATAGTAGTAAATGGTATTAGATTTCCTTTGCAAAGATGCAACTGCACTCAAGCAACTGCTTGTGAAATAAGAACTAGAACAAAATATTCAACTAAAGTAGTTACTAATAGTATTAGTGGTGCATTTAGATTATTAGGTAGAACTTATCCTTGTTGTCCTGAATCTTTACAAACTTTACCAACTGATACTGCTACAGCAACTACAACAATTAATGAAGAGGAGGTAATTGCTAATGAATAGATATTTACAAGATAGAGCAATGCGTAGAAGTGGTATGCGTGATGGTAGAAATCCTTACGGCTCAAGAGGTGGCTATGTAACTTCACGAAGAGGTCGTAGAGATAGAGCTGATTATGATTATGATATGAATCGTGGTGGTCGTGGTCGTGATAGTGGTGATTATGATATGGCACAAAATGTATCTTATCCTATGTATGGAATAGGTGGTTATAGACCTTATGAAGGAGATATGGCTGATTATGACTATGCTCGTAGAAGTGGTAGAGGTCGAGATAGAAACGATTATGCAGATTATTATGATTATGACTACGCTCAAGAAGATGAAGAATGGAAACAACATCTTAAAAAATGGTCTGAAAAGTTAAAGAAAAAAGATAGATTTAATATGCCAAAAGACCAAGTTTTACAAAATGCTAAACAAATGGGTGTTAAATTTGAAGATTACAATGAAGAAGAATTTTTAACTACTTATTATATGGTATTAAGTGATTATCCTAAGATTGCTAACGAGCCACATACTTATCTTGCTTTAGCTAAAGATTGGTTAGAAGATAAAGATACTGCTTTAAAAGGTTCAGAAAAATTATGTGCATATTATTATGAAATTGTTAAAGGTGGAGAAGAATAATTTTATATGGCACATTATAAATTTCTAAACTTAAATCCACTTGGTAAACGTGAGCAGGATTGTGTTTGTCGAGCAATTAGTTTAGCTTTAGAAGAAGATTATTATGTGATTCAACATAAACTTTCATTAGTAGGTGATTTATTCGATTGTGATAAATTATGTCTATGTTGTTATAAATTCCTATTAGATGAAGTTTATAATTTAAATCGCATCGAAGAATATCAAGGTTATATGATTCAAGATTTCATATCAGATAATCCAAAAGGAACTTACCTAATAAGAATTGAAGGACATTTAACGTGCGTGGTGGATGGGTATTGCTATGATATTTGGGATTGTACCGATAAGATAATTGATGTGATTTGGGAAGTGGGCTTTAATTAGTCCACTTTTTTTATGCATTAGTTTACACTAGTTTTAGTTATTTTATAAAACTATTCATATATAATATATATAGTAAAGTTTATAAAAAATACATAAACTCGTGCAACTAATGTAAGGCAAATTTTAATAATTTAAAAAAATATTTAAAAAAATTTAAAAAAACTATTGCAATTATATTAAAATCGTGTATAATAATAATTGAAAAATATGAAAGCAGGTAAAAAGGTTATTAGGAGGTGAATAAAATGAGAACAATTATAGTAAACGGAAAAGAAATTAAAACTAATTACAAAGAAAGATATTGCATAGGTAATGGTGAGCCAACTAAAACTAAAGATATAAAAATTATGCTTTGTGGAGAAAATGAAGAAATAATGTTTAATAGACTTGTTAATGAAGGTTATACGAATATAATTTTTAAATATTCTACAACACGAATTAGAGGTTATTATGACATTTATGCATTAGTTAAATAAAGAAAGGTATAAGGCAAAGTATTTTGTATAAATTTATTAGTTGTATGGTAATCCACCTGATGATGGCTGTGTGGTGGCAGTCGAAACCTATCTTAATTGATAGGTCGTGGTAGCCAAGATGCACCATAGAAAGTAAAGAGGTATTAAATTATGTTAAAAAGTGAAATTTCAAAAAAATTATATTCATTAGGTTTAGGTGGTATAAAATTACAATCAATATTAAATAGTATTGATTATTGGGTTCACACAAAAAGCCAATTTAATAATATTGGTAAATATGAATATATTAAAGATGTTACTATTGAATATAATGAATATTTTAAAAGTGATGTTGTGTGGGTACATTATGAAATTCAACCATCAAAAATGATAAACAAATTAAATGTGTTTGTTTTATAGGAGGTCTAAAGTTATGTTATTAGATATTATATTAGTTTTAGCATTATTATTAGCAGGTATGTTTATTAGTATGATAGCAGGGGGAGGTGAAAAGAATGAGTAGATTTTTTGAAATTAAAGTTGAACCATTAAAGCATATTAAATTAACTAAGTTAGATGGTTCAACTCAAGTGTTATATGGTAGTCATTTTTATGATTTAGAAATGAGATTTGTAAAGCACGAAGATTTAGAAATGTATTCTTGTTGGGTTTGTGTTAATAACTCATATTTAGAATATATTACAGATATTAAATTTTTTGAAACAAAGGAGAATATTAATGTATAGTTATAAGGATGCAGATATAAACTATAATGAGTTTATGTTGAACTACTTATCAACTACTAATTATTATCATCCTAAATTCTTTAATTGCCGTTGTCCAACTCATAACGATAATAAACCATCAATGAAATTTAATCCTAAAAATAATAAAGTACATTGTTTCAGTTGTGGTGTTACTTATGGGTTAGTTGATTTGGTAATGGTTGATAATAAATTAACTTATCCTGAAGCATTAAATTATATTCACGTAAATTTATTACATCAAAAACCTATAGCATCAAAAATAACCAATCAAATTTGCGATTATACGCATTTTTACGAAACACTTGATATAAATTACACCTATACACAAAAACGTGGTATAAACGATTATATTGCGTTTAGATTTGGTGTTAGATATAATAAGGTAAATAATAGTATAATAATTGCTAATGGTAAAGATTGTTATACTGAACGATTTATAGATGGTGATATAAGATATAAGCATTATGGCAAGTTAGAATTGTTTAATAAAACTCAACCTGTTAATGTTGATAAACCAACCATAGTAGTTGAAGGTGAATTAGATTGCTTATCGGTTTATGAAGCTATAGGTTTTAAAGAAGGTGTTAAGGTTAAAGATTTGCCTTGTAATTGTTTAGCATTAGGTAGTGCTAATAATTGGCATAAGTTAGTTGATAGTGGTATTGATAATTTAATAGTTGCATTAGATAATGATGAATCAGGTAAAAAAGCAACTGAACAATTAACTGATGCATTAAGTATAAAAGGCATTAAATATATAGTTGCTAATTTATATGGTGACTATAAAGATGCTAATGAAATTTTATTAAAAGATTTAACAAGTTTTAAAAATGCTATTTACAATATTTTAAAATTGTGTTAAAATCAATTAACGAATTTAAAGGAGGTGAGATGATGAAGTTTAAAGATTGGTTAAAAGAAAGCCGATTAAATGCTGGTTTAACTCAAACTGCATTAGCTGAAGAATTAGGAATTACTTATGTTATTTTAAATCTATACGAAAACGGCAAAAGATTTCCAAAGATTTCAGTATTAAAAAAAATAGCAGATTATTTTAAAGTTGAATTATCAGAATTAAGAAAAATGGAGGTATAAGAAAATGGAAAAGTTAGAAAACAAAAATTATTATTTAAACAATTATTATATGTCAGCATCACAATTTAAAGATTTTAAAAAATGTGAAGCGTATGCATTAGCTAAAATGCGTGGTGAGTGGCAAGATAAGACAAGTAATGCATTTTTAATAGGTGGTTATATTGATGCATATTTCAGTGGTGAGTTAGACCAATTTAAAGCTAACAATGTTGAATTATTTAATAAAGATGGTTCATTAAAAGCAACTTATAAACAATGCGAAACAATTATTAAACGCATTGAGCAAGATGAGTATATGATGCATTTATTAAGTGGTGAAAAGCAATTAATTCAAACAGGTATTATTGAAGGTGTACCATTTAAAATTAAAATGGATAGTGTATTAGATGATGATATAGTTGACCAAAAAATTATGAAGGATTGTAAAGATGTTTGGAATAATGGTTATGAACCATTTTGGAAAGTATATGGTTATGATATTCAAATGGCAATCTATCAATATATACACGCACAAAACACAGGAGTTAGAAAAAATTGTAAATTAGCAGTTGCAACTAAAGAAGATGAATGTGATTTAAGAGTGTTTAAATTTAAACAAGAAACATTAGACAATGCATTAAGTGAAGTTAAAGCATTAGCACCACATTTCCAAGATGTTAAGAATGGATTTGTAGCACCTGTATATTGTGGTGAATGTGCATATTGTAAAAGTTTAAAGAAATTATCAAAAGAAAGTGAAGAGGAAATTTAATTATGAGTAAAACAAATTGGAAAAAATTAGCAGATAAAGATTATTTAGGCAGCTGGGACATTGAAAATGGTGATTTAGTATTAACTATTAGAAATGTTGAACAAAAGAAAGTTAAGAATCCACAAGGCAAAGAAGAATTGTGTATTGTTTGTGAATGGTACGAAAATTATAAGCCAATGATTTTAAATGCCACAAACTGCAAGACAATTAGTAAAGTTTATAATAGTGATTATATTGAAGATTGGGTTGGTAAAAAAGTTGCATTATTCGTGACTAGCGTATCAGCTTTTGGTGATACTGTTGATGCAATTAGAATTAGAAACTTTGTTCCAAGAGAAGTAGTTAAAGAAGTGTTAGTTTGTGCCGATTGTGGTCAAGAAATTAAATCAGCAAATGGTTTAGATGCTACATCACTTGCTCAATATACACTTAATAAATATGGTCGCAAATTATGTAGCGATTGTGCTATGAAAGCTAAAAATGGAGGTAACGAATAATGGGATACAATGCAAGTGATTCAGAAAAGAAATTATTAAATGCAGGTGATTATGAAGCAATTATTATTAATGCTGATATTAGAACAACTAATTCAAATCAACCTAAACAATATTTAAATTTATGTTTCAATATTCCAAGTGAAAATGAAAATGTATATACTAAAATATTTAGAGATGCAGCAATACCAAATGAATTCAATAAGCGTAGAGTTGGGCAATTATTAAAGGCTTTAAAAATTACTCGTGTTATTAAAGATGACTTTGATTTAATGCAAACAATTAAAGATAAAAGATGTATTGTTAATTTGACTAAAGAATATAACGATTATACAGGAAACGAAGAAAACAATGTTAAATTCTTTAAATCAAGTGATTTACAAGCACCTGATACAAGTAAACCACAAGTTGAACAACCACAACAAACAATAGTTATTAATGATGATGACTTACCATTCTAAAGGTGGTGAGGTAAGTGATTGATTTAAAAAATATACCGATAACTTTAAAAATTGAAGGATATTGGTGTAAGTATGTCTACGAAGAAAATAAATATAAACCTATCAATCCTAAAACAAATCAACCTGCTAAAATGAATAATAAATCAACTTTTGGCACATTTCTTGATGTATCAAATTCAATAGGTGCTGATATAACTTTAACTAATATTGGTTATGGTTTAGGTATATTTAATCCTGTATGTGCTATTGATGTTAATGAGTGCGTTAATGATGGTAAGATTGATGATGATATAGTTGAATTAATAACTGAATGTAATAGTTATGCCGAATATTCACCAAGTGGTACAGGTGTTAGAATCATATTCTTTGCTAAAAATTTTGAATTTGACAAATCAACTTACAATATCAAAAATAGAAAATTAAAAGCGGAATTTATATGTGAAGGAGTTAATAATAAATTTTTAGCATTAACAGGAAATACAATTAATAATTTAGATATTGATAATGTTAATTTAGATTTAATTTTAAATAAGTATTTCATTAAGAAAAATGCATCACCAACTACTATAGAAGATAATTATAGTATGGTTAAGATTGGTGCTAATGAGTTAAACGATACTTATTATGCTAAAAAGTTTGTTGATAGATTCGGTCAAAATTTAAGATATAACTTTGATAATAAATGTTGGATGTTGTGGAATGGTAGATTTTGGCAATATGATTATAGTAATTCAGTTAAGGTTATGGCTGAAATAATTGCTGAAGAAATTAGAAGTTCAATAACAACTTTATCAGATATTAATGATATTAAATTAATTAATAATGCCGTTAATTATTTATTAAGCAAACGTGGTAAAGAAAATATGCTGACTGAAGCTCAACACTTATTACCAATAAATGAACGAATGCTAGATAATAATGATTATTTATTAAATACTGCTAGTGGTGTATTAGATTTAAAAAATGGTAAGATATTAGAATGGCAACGTGATTTCTATATGTCCAAATTTATTAATATTGAATTAGAAAAGAAAGTGCCTGAAAAGTATTGGAAATTTTTAGATGAAATATATCAAGGCAATACTGAATTAATGGAATATGTTAATCGTTTATTCAGTTATTGTTTAACAGGTGATATTAGTGAGCAAGAAGTGTATTTCTTTGTTGGTGATGGTGCTAATGGTAAATCGGTATTATTTGAATTGATGAATCGTATATTTGAAGATTATTCAAGAACTGCTAGTGCTGATTTATTAATTGATAAGACAATGCAAACAAATTGTAAAAGTGAGTTAGCATTATTAAAAGGTGTTAGATTAGTATTTGCTAGTGAGTTAGATACAAATCAAAAACTTAAAATGTCAATGGTTAAAAATATGACAGGTGGTAATGAAATTGTAGCTTGTCAAAAATATAAAAATGAAATAACTTATGTGCCTAAATTTAAAGTAGTAGTAGCAACCAACCATATGCCACATATCAATGAAGAAGATAATGGTAGTTGGAGAAGAATTAGAAAAATAGACCATCATA